GTGTCACCCCCTTTTTCCAATTCATTTTTCAGGAGAAAGCCACATGGCTTCCAAGGATCTGCATAACAAGCTGCACTTCGTGCCGCTTATTACCCCTGTCGCGGCGCGCACCGACAATACCGCCATCGTTTCCGCGATCATTGACACTGCCGGATACGAGTCGGTCGAGCTTGCGCTGGTTACTGGCGCAAACACCGACACGAACGCCACTTTCGCGGTTCTTGTCGAAGACGGCGACAACTCTGGTCTGTCCGACAACGCGGCCGTCGCGGACACGTTTCTGCTTGGTACGGAAGCCGGCGCCGGCTTCACGTTTGCGGACGACGGAGAGTGCCGAAAGATCGGCTATGTCGGCGGCAAGCGCTATGTGCGCATGACTGTGACGCCCTCCGGCAACGACTCCGGCAACATTTTCCTTGCTGGTGTCGCTGTGCTCGGCAACCCGCGGTCTGCACCGACTCCAACCCTTTCCTGAGTTATAGGGGCGCCATAATAGGCGCCCCTATCAATCACCGGAGGACTGCATGGCGGTCGTTATTAAGGCGTTCCCATGCTCCTTTGATGGGATTAACTCAGAGTGGCTGGAAGTTGGTGTCGAGCGCGACTTTGGACACATGACGCGCGGGCTGCAGGACGCCGGCTTTCTGGCTTTATCGGAAGAGGTGGAGCCGCCGCTGATCGGCGCCGATGACACCCCGCCTAAGCCGGCGCCTTCTGCTCCGCTCCGGCGCGCCAGGGGGCGGAAATAACATGGCGCTCCGGGCTACCAGCGAAGCGGGAGCTGCAATTTCGCTTGATGACGTGAAGCGTCACCTCCGCGTGGATTATAGTGACGACGATCTGTATATCGACGGGCTTATTTCCACCGCCGCGAAGTGGATTTGTGGGTGGCTCGGCATCTCCCTCGGTGTTCAGACTTGGGAATTAACGCTAGATGCGTTCCCGTCGGAGCGGATTGTGATTCCGCGCCCTCCACTTGTTTCAGTGCAAGACGTTGAGTACGTCGATATCGACGGAAATACGCAAGATTATACAGTTTTTCGCGTTTTTAGCGTCGATTCAAGCGATTCCGGCTTCATTCTGCCAGCTTACAATCAGAATTGGCCAAGCACGAGAGTGCAGCCGGAAGCGGTGAAAATCGCCTTTACGTCCGGCACCGACGTGGTTGGCACCGATATCAAGCACGCAATTCTGTTGCTTGTGTCCGGCTGGTACGAAAATCGCGAGTCTGTTTCAGAAAAACCGCCTAGCGCGATCCCGTTTGGTGTTGACGCGCTGCTTTTTCCCAATCGAAACTGGTCGGCTTGACCGCATAGGAACCAAAAATGGCAGACCTCACGATCACAGCCGCGAACGTTGTTGCCGGCAGCAACGCCGTCATTGAATCCGGAACCGCAGGCGAGACGATTACCGCCGGCAAGCCGGTATACAAGAGCGCGGCTACCAAGAAGTGGATACTTGCAGACAGCAACAGCGCCACCGCCGAGGTGCGCCAGTCGACCGGCATCGCGCTAAATAGCGCCGCTCTCAACCAGCCGGTATCGGTGCATAAGTTCGGCGACCTTACGATGGGCGCCACGCTGACTGCCGGCACCGCTTACTTTTTGTCCGATACGCCCGGTGGAATCTGCCCGCTGGCTGATGTCGGCAGCGGGGAATATGTCTGTCAGCTCGGCCTGGCGAAATCGACCACGGTTCTTGCCGTGGACATCCAGTATCCTGGCGTTGCGCTTTAGTGCCACGCATCAGATTTACCGCGGACTACGACTGGAAGCCGCTCCCGAGCGTCACGGTGGCATACCGCGCTGGTTGGAGCGGGGTAGTCACGCGAGCCTGCGCCGAAGCCGCCACGGCGGCGGGCAAGGCATCTGGCGAGGCATCCAGCAACGCCAAAAACCACGCACTACCAGAAGGGGGCGCCGATGCCAGCGGGACCTATGCGCCAGATGCTGGCGTGGGAGAAGCGTGAAGGCGTCAACCCGGACTTCCCAGAAGACTACGGCAACACCCAATCCGAGTGGGTGGAGCAATTTAGGTGTGCTGCGGCCCGACAGGCAATGCGCGGTGGTGAGGCGGTGCTTTCTGCGCGCCTGACCGGGACGCAGCCCTACATCGTTACAATCCGCCAATGCTTTGCAGCGCGCCAGATCCGAACCGATTGGCGCGCTCGCGATGTGCGGAGCGGCCAGGTGCTTCAGGTCAAGTCTATCATGGACCCCACAGACCGCGGCGCGGTGTTAGACATCATGGTTGTTGAAGGTGTGGCGGGCTGATGGCTCGGACCATAGTCGGGCTTGAGAGCCTTGAACGGAAGCTGCGCCAGTTGCCAAAGGCCATGTCAGATGAAATTCGCAGCGCCATGGAATCGGTGGCCGATGACATCGTTCGCATGATGAAGTCGCTCGTTCCAGTTGATAGTGGTGATCTGCAAAAATCTATTGGTTGGACCTGGGGCGATGCGCCGCGGGGGGCGCTTACTATTAGCAAGGTGGTTGGTGGGTCGCGTAGTAAGGCGCTTACAATCACTATTTATGCCGGGGACGAGAAGGCATACCACGCCAGATGGGTGGAATTCGGAACCGCGCCGCATGCAAATCGGGGAAAGTTTGCCGGAACGCAAAACCCCGGCACACCTGCGCAACCGTTCTTCTTTGTCAGTTATCGAGCCAACAAGAAGCCTGGAAAGGCTAAAGTACGCAAAGCCATAAACACCTCGGCGAAAAAGGTTGCAGCAACATGACAGATGCAGCCCTAGAGCTTCAGGGCGCCATCACGGCTCGACTGAAATCATACGCACCACTTGCGTCTTTCATCGGCGTCAGAGTCTATGACGAGGTGCCGGCAACTGCGGTGAAGCCATACGTCAGCTTTGGACCAACAGACGCGATATATGCCGACGCGGACTGCATCGAGGCCGACGAAATCACCACACAAATTGATGTGTGGTCTGACAAGGGTGGATCTGTGGAGTGTCGACGCATTTCCGCTTTGGTCCGCCAAGCGTTAAGCGCTGATATCGAACTTTCCGACAACAGCCTGGTGCTTTTAGAGCACAATATAACTCGTGTCTTTCGTGACGCCGACGGCAAGACGTTCCACGGCGTCATCACAATGCGCTCTGTAATCGAGCGAAGCTGATCCTTTCACGATAATATTTCCCGTTCACCACGCCCGCCTTGAGCGGGCTTTTTCTTTTGGAGGCCCGCGTGGCAAAGCCGGTAACAATCAAAGGCGGGATGGTCCGCGTTCTCCTCGGCAGTGGTTCTGACCCCATTGTATACGCCGCTCCCTGCGGCTTTACGCAGCGATCTCTTTCTTTTTCGAAGGGCCTTGAGGAGGTCGTTATTCCCGATTGCGACAATCCTGACGAGGTGGAATGGATTGGACGCGATGCAACGTCTCTTAGCATGGCAATTTCCGGCGAGGGGCTGCTGGCGCAGAGTTCGGCCGTCACTTGGCTCGACGCCTGGGAAAGCATTGATTCTATTCCTGTGAAGGTTGAGGTTGAGTTTCCCTCGACCACCATCACGTGGACCGGGCTGATGCATGTTGAGAGCATGGAACTTGGCGCGCCCAATGGGCAGCGCGTTACCAATAACGTTTCAATGCAGTCCGATGGCGAGATGGTCCGCGTGGTGGCCTGATGAGTAGAGACGCCAGAATTGAACTGGATTGGGGCGATGGCACCTTCCCCTTCCGCCTTGGGTGGGGGGAGCTAGTCTTGCTTCAGGAAGCGTGTGATGCCGGGCCATACATTGTCTTGCAGCGACTCTCTACTGGAACCTGGCGCGTCGAGGATATTTCAGAAACCATCCGCTGCGGTCTGGTCGGCGGCGGGATGACACCAGCCGATGCAACCAAGCGGGTTCGGTCCTACGTGAAGGACCGCCCGCCGATGGAAAGCCTCATGGTGGCGCAGGCCGTTTTGTCGGCCGGCATCGTTGGGGCGCCGGAGGAAGTGGTGGGAAATCCAGAGGCGGCGGATCAGGCGAGCGTCTAGATGACCTCCCGAATGGAAAATTCAGGTTCGCCGCCGTTTACGGTACGGGGGCTGCGGCTGGGTTTAGTCCGCAGCAAGTAAATAATATGTCGATCTGGCAGTACA